TAATAAAGAGAGGTGAAATTTTGAAGATTAAAATCAGTCATGTAACAAATAGTAGTTCTGTATCATTTTGTGGATGGGGTATTAGATTCGATATAAATCAGATGAAGGAAAAACATCCAAAAGTAATTGAAAAAATTCAAGCTTCTGATAAAGATTTAAATGAATTCGATATCAGGGGTATACTTTATGGTGCATTAGATAAAGTTGAAGGGTTAGAAGTTCTATTTAATGAAAGTGATGACGTTATACTTGGAAGACCTCTATCTTCTTTAAAAGATGATGAAACTCTAAAAGAATTTAAACTAGATACTATAAAAAAGTTAAGTGAATCTGGATTTGAGATTTCTTATGAACAACTTAAATTTATAGAAGATAGTTGGTATAATGGCTAAAAAACTAAGAAAAAGAAACAGAGAGAAATTAGTAACTGCACAACGAGCAAAATATTTGGTGAATAAGTTATTAGAAACAAAAGATTTAGCTGACTTCGTTGGTCAGGTTAGTCATGATACTTATTGGTTTTCAAGATACAATGCAGCACCAAGACGTTGTTTTGAGGAATTTTTAGAGGTCTATATAAAGCGATATGGTATTTCAATTATATAAAATTTGAAATAATATGTTAAATAAAAACTGAGGGTGAGGTGGGATAATATTCCGTTGATCTCTCAGTTTTTTGTTTAGTTCGAAGATTATTTTGTTATTGAAAATTTTAAAGTTCCACAATCCCAAATTCTAAAATATCCTTGATCCATTCTTAATCTCCACTCTGGAATATCTCTTGATTCTGTTGGCAATTTCCTCAAACCATATCTATGAAATCTTTTCAACCCCTTTACATAGAAGTAATTTGGAGGATTTTGTTTAACTAATTCAAATCCTAATTTCTTGTATATATCCCCAGAACTAAATCGAAGATCTGCATAACTATATATTTCTTGCCACTTATAGTTTTCTTTAAAATATTTTAATAATTTTCCCGCTATTCCAATGACTAAATATTCTTTTTTTGAGCAAAATCTATTTAATTCCCATTTTTCTAAATCATTAGGATTTCCACCTTTGGATATATTCCCAATTCCAAAAGTCATAACAGAAACCAATTCATCATTATAAAAAGCCCCCAATTTTACTCTAGAAGTATCACGTCCTTGAATATGGTTTTCTTCTAAAAAATTATTCTTAAAAGTTTGATTAATTTCTTTGATCTTACATTTTCGAGCATATATTTTAGGATTATCATTAGATCCTAGTTTATGTTTTAACATTGAAACTATGATATCTTTCTTTAAAATCCACTCATCTTCAAAAATTTGGAATAGATCAATTCCTATCTTTTTACATTCATTTAATTTCATTACGTGACAGGTAATAGCTTTTTCATTTAATATCATTTCAGAATGCCAATATAGTCCATTGAATTCAATAGCATATTTTTTAGATGGAATATACATGTCTAATTCTAATTTTCTTCCAGTGTCTGGATTTTTAATAATTTCAAAGTTACTAGGAATAACATTTTCTTTTCCAACAATTTTTTCAACTTCTAATCGAAGTTCTTTTTCTTGATCTGAAACATGTTTATTTCTAGGAAAACACTTTGGACATTTTCCATAACCAGTTACTAAATTTGTAAATCTATTTTGATATATATTATTACATTCTAAACACTTTATAGATGTAATATCACCAATTAAGTTTATGTTGTTTACATCTAAAAATTCTACATTATATTCTTTTTGTAGAGATTTTATTTTGTTTTTTATATATTCTAGTTGATTTTTCTTTCCACCATTTTTTATCTCATCTGAATAGGTTATAAATAGTTTATGATACTTAAAATATCCTCTTTCTATAGAATCAAAGCTTGTTTCTAAATTTGAAATTGGACAAATATCTTCGCTTAAAGACTTAAAAAATTTGTCATAGTATTCTTTGGATGTAATATTATGTATTCGAAGATGTCGAGAAATAGAAATATAATTTTTAAAAACATCTCCACATAATTGACATTGCTTTTTGTTATTTTTATTAATAGTTAATTTTTTTAATAGAGATATTAATCTTATTCTAACATTCTTCATTTGGAGTTTTTTCTCCATTGTCTTCAAATAAGTATCTTTTCTTTTCTCTGAATTTGCATAACATGGATTTAAAACTTGATAGTTTTTAAAGAGAGTTTCTTCTTTTTTCTTTTTTACTTCTTCATCTTTAGAATTTGATCCACTAAATTTATATGTGCAATATCCTTCACATAAATTTATAAATGATGTTTTTTCTCCAGATATTTTACATATTCCTTCTAATGGATTAGTTTTAATAAATTGATTATAATACTCTTCTGAAGAAATATTTTTATGTATTTGAGATATATGTTTTGATAGACCTTCTCTAGTTTTAAATCTTACATCTTTTGAACACAATTGACATTGTTCTTTAAGATTATAATATCCAGTTTCTATTTTTTTGATTTCTCTTTTTTGATTACAATTATTTCTTCGTTTAGATTTTGAATCTAATTTATTGTTTCTACAATGTTTACATGTATTGTTTATATATCCTCTTTCTATACTTGCAAATGCAGTTTCCCTTCCACAAAATTGACAAATCCCCTCGTTTTCTTTTCTTAAAAACTCATCGTAATATTCTTTAATATTAGTTTTACATTTTGATTTTGGGTGACTTAAGTGTGATACGAAGGAAGTAATGGTGAGAAATTCTAATTCACATTTTTTACATTTATACACGAAAAATCCTCCTCTATAGAATTTAATATTTGTTCTATAGAGGAGGAAAAGTTACCAACAACTATGAGTTACTCAATAAAAAAATTCAAGTTAATTTGTTCTACAACACGAGTAGGGTTAAGTCTTACGTTACAGTGGAATTTTTTTGTTTTCTTTTCGTATTCTGAAGCACCTACTTCTACACTATAACTATATAACCCTCTTCTCTTTCTAATCTCTTCTAAAAAGAGAACCATCTGACTTGAAACTTTACTCCAAGTAATAGCATCGTTCTGTTCAAATATAAAGTATCTGCAAAATCTTTCAAATGCTTTCTTTACATAAAGAACTAATCGAACGATATTTAGATCCTGTAGAGCACTAGCTTTAGCCTGAGTAGTCAACTGTCCCCAAACAACATATCCATCAGAAAATTTAACTATTGGATTTAGTTGCTTCAAATACATTTGATCTCTCTGACCAAGCTTTGGGTTAAATCTTAAAGATTCAATCGAATCAATTGCTGCTCTATTATAACCGGCGATCGCATACCATAGTTCTGCTACATTATCATTTCTAGGAGCTAGATATGACATATGATAAATTGGCGATACCCACAAATCCTGCCCAGTAAATACATCATAAACTTTATTGTACTCTTCGTACAAAGCACAATAGTAGTTGTTGAAAGTATGGACATTTGTTCTGGCATCTATAGCCATTGTATATGTAGAATTATCACCATTGTCTAGAAGAGCAACACAATCTCTTCGTGTTTGAACTAATGTACTGATCTGAGTTTTAACCTCATCTGGATAACCACAATCAAAAACCATACTAAAATAATAATTTTCAGTGTCTAGAACTGTGTCTTCATTTTCTCCAGTTACTGGATTATTTAACACTCCAGCATATCCACCAGCTAATATCTGAGTAGCAGTAGCTGTATTTAGAGATCCATCTGGATTCTTTAATTCTCCATCAGATCCTAGTTTTAGAGGAACTGGATCAGCTCCAATAAATCCTGAAGATACACTAATATTTAATATTCTAATTTCATATGTAATATTTGAACTAGTATTAAAATTAACAATATCTCCCATCCATCCTCTTGTAGCATTACCTAAATTTGGTCCATTAAATACATGAACAGTCTCATTTAAAGTTCCTGGTTCTACTGTTCCCAACCATCCATAAATCTGTATTCCTATTCCATCTTTTGCAATAACCATGTAATTAGCTTTACCAGTTTCAGGGTTCTTTTGCCACTGTGAGAAATCCTGTTTGGCGTCACTAATTGAAGCACTACCAGAAGTAGTAACCGCAGAAACTGTTCCAATATTTTTATCAAATACTTTTGCTAACTTTGTAAAACCATCAGGATATGTTCCATCTAGTTTTGTAGTACATGCTCTAAGAAGTTTGGAATACGTATTTAGAATATAAGTAATCCACAGTGAATCTCCAGTTAGAGACTGAGCAGTAGGATCAAAAGAAACCTGGAATGATTCCACAATAACTTCTGTTCCATCAGACTGTTTTTGATAAATATCCATTACATATACACCAGAAATTAGAGGGTTAGAATAGTCAGTAAATCTTACACTTACTTGATTCCCATATTCTCCTCTTCCAATTGGGTACAAAAGACATAGTGGATAAACACCAGTTGTAGTTTCTAAAGCTGAATGAACTGAAGTCATATTTTCTAAAGAATTCACAAAAGAAATCTGTAGAGCAGTCGTTGAATCTATAGCACTGATTTTTAGATTTGAAAATGTTGCGTCATCTGGCATACATCTAATAAAATATAGAGCACCAGATTCTCCTAAAAAGTTGTATGCACAATATAATCCTTGACTATAATTCTTTCCGTACGTAGTAATATTTGGTTCACCAAACTCTGAGATCAACTCACTTCTAGATCCTAGAAATAAAAGCTGATTATCTCTACCCTGTTCAGCTAGAGCACAAATAAAACCAATTGTACTAGGGACCGCTTGTACATAGTTTGACAAGTCTGTTATTTTTGAATAAACACCTGGAGATACGTTCATTTTTGAGATCCTCCCAAAATCTTATAATTCTAGATTCATCTCTAATAAAATCTAGTAGAATTAATTTATCTTTCGTCTATTTCTATATTGGGAGTTCATTGAGATTTAATGGTCTGAAAAATTAAATGGTAACTTCTTAAAAATATAAATACCAAACAAAAACTAATTGTCTACTTGGATCTTTAACTATTGTTGGAAAAGTCATTTTCGCCCATAATGAAAAATTGCCTAAAGTTCCTCCTGCGTTACTAAGTGCTGTAAATAATCCTGCTTCATTTAAATTGTTTCCATTTGCATGAGCAGCAGAAATTGTTACTGTAACTTTTGAAATAATCCAACAATTTCCATTTAATGGATCTTGTTCATAAGTAATTGAATCAAATGGATGTTTATAATAAAATCCATTATGAAAATCAGCACATGTTGAATCTGTTGCACTGATTCCTACAGGAGTTGTCAATCCTGTATCACCATTTGTTGGAGGAATTGGATCTAGTGGATTTCCTATAGTGCACCCTCCAGAACCTAAACCAAACCAGCAAAGAAACTCATTAAGTGATGTTGGGCTAATGTGAATATTTTGAATGTTGAATGCTTTTGACATTAACCATTCTCTACCAATATAAACAACCAAATTACTTTTTCCAACTAACTTTCTTTCATTCTTTTCATCTAGTTCATAAATTTCAACAAATCCAGTTGGATTTCTTGAATTCATAATTTTAACAGTACTATCGTCGAAACATTTCTCTCCATATCTATCCTCTATTTGAATGAGAAGATCTTTCTCTTTTTCCATATTTAGTTCCTCTAGTAGCGTTAGCACTTTATATTTTGTTCTTAAACTATGTTCAGATTAGAATTGGTTGAACTATATATATTAATTACTGTGATGGAAGGTTTAGTTAAATTTGATTTAAAAGGAGCAAAGAAACCATGAGGGTATTTTTAATTACGATTAGCGGAAGAATTAGAGGAAGTGCAGAGCATATTGTTCTTGAATTAAACAAAGAGGAGATTGAAGATTCAATGCGAGAGGCTATTTCCAAAGTTATTTGGACAACCGAAAGTGTGGGATTGTTGCCAGAATGTATTGACATATTTGGTAACAAGTGGGAGTATCGAAATCCACACTCAAAATTTAAATTCTCAGGAACAATAAAAGAAGTTGTGGTAATAATTTGAGTTATTCAAAAGGGACCTCTGGTTCCTTTTTTCTGATGATCTTTCTACAATTATAGAACATATATATGGTTTACTCAACCACTGTCCGACTTTAAAAAATAAAAAATCAGACTCTAGTCGGAAGTCTTTAAAAGGAGGAAATGAGTATGGTATATCAAAGTAAATTCGTTGTTGTAGTAAAAAGTAATGGAAAAATTCTTAGAGAGCAGGGAGATGTTATAAATCTTCCATTCGGCTGTGAGTATGAGCTCTTACTCAAAAATCTTGATTCAAGAGACGCTTCTGTAGCAATTTCAATTGATGGACAAGATGTATTAAATGGACAAGCTCTAATTATAAGAGTTGGACAGGAATCCAATCTAGAAGGATTCTTATCTGGAACAAAAGTCACCAACAAATTCAAATTCATTCAAAAAACAAAACAAATTCAAGATCACCGCGGAGACAAAATTGACGATGGAATTATTCGAGTAGCATACACCTTCGTTAAACAAGTCGAAAAAAGAACTGTAATCGTAGAAGAGAAATTTAAACCAGCTCCATTTAGTTGTCCATATAAGTGGCCAAGAACATGTTATGGATGTGTTCATTATTATAACTGTCATCCATCATGGAATTGGAATGATTGGCTTAATACTCCATATTATACTCCTCCAAGATATTGTTATGGACTGCAAGGTACTGCAATGGGAGAAGGAATAACTTCTGGATCAACTACATTTGGTAATGCAATGGGATCATCAATTCAATCAAATAACGTCAGTATTAATAATGTACGTGTTGATATGATGAACTCAGAACCTGTTACATATTCTTATCCAACAATTGATGAAGGAATAACTGTAAAGGGAAATCAATCCGTTCAGAATTTTAATTATGGTTATATTGGAGAATTAGAAGATTGTTCTAATGTAATTGTTTTAAGATTAAAAGGTTATTTCTCATCAGGTAAAGAAGTTACAAAACCAATAACTACAAAAGAAAAAATTAAATGTGGAATTTGTGGAACATCAAATTCTTCTGCAAATAAATTTTGTAGACAGTGTGGCTCTAGTTTAATTTAAACTAAGAAACACTATATATATTAATTACTAGTAGGAAATTGTATTGTCTCCTTTGGTTGTGTGGTTCGTGTTTTTGTCTCCGTGTTACTCCTTTTCCGAGATTGGTGTAAGTATTAATTTTTTAGGATTTTATTACTCACACCAAATCTCAACAATTAAAATGATGGACTTATTTTAAAGTTATCAATAAGTTAGAGAGACTTTATCAGGAGAATGGACGAGGAAAGAATGGTGTGGAGGGTGAAATTATTATTTGAGAATAATTTGTGTAGTCCATTTTTTATTCTAAATATTTTTGGGAGATTATGAGAAAAAGACTAAAAAGAAAAAGACGTAGTTGTTCATTATGTAAACCATTTAAAATGGGAATAACACAACGATGGAAAAACAAGGACTTATCATTATTAAAGGAGTTTGAAAAGGAGAAGAAAGTGACACTAGGATAAGAAGGAGAATAGAAATGCCAAGAATTGAATTGTCTAAACCTAAAAAATTTCTTCTTCATTTTTTAAAAATTTATTTAATTATATTAATTATCCTACTTTTTATTAAATTTATAAAAGTGGCTTTTTAAAAATCTAAAGAAAGGAGGGGAAAAATATTCCGACAATCAATGAAGTAATGTCTCTTATGAAGATCGTGAAAGATAGAATGCACGACCTAAAAAATATCAGACAAAATTCAGTAGTAAGATCAAAAACTAAATATGGTTTTGGAGAAAGTGCAAGAGAAGATGAATCTATTCCAGCATATGATGTCAAAGTAGTCGACAAGAAGATTACTGAACTTCAGAACTGGGTATATGTTGCTGACGCTAAAATAAAACAAGCAAATGCAGCAACTCAAGTTGACATGATTTTGGATGTGGAGAATCTATTGAAACCTCTCGACTGAGAGGTAGAGATGGAGTGGATGAATGGAAATAAGATCTTCGGATCTTATTGGTTAGCAACTACTTCAGGTATATCCTGGATACACATGTTGGAACTTGTTGAGAGGCATTATAATAAAATATATTTGTTGTTGAGGCTTAATAAAAAGTTCCACCAAGTTGTTGGTTATTATTGGTTATTGTTGTCAATGCTTTCATTTATTCACTCCACATCCTTTTAAATAAAAATTTTTCTGTTTCGTGTTCGGTTCTTTTGGGTTCTCTTTTCTTCGGGAGGTTGGTGAGAAGTAGTTGTTGATTTCTACTTCTCACCAACCAAACAAAAATTTTTTTGTTTGTATAAGGATAAAATGAAAAAAAGTAAAAAATTAAAACCTAGAATTCCTAAAGAATTCTATTTAGTTTCTAAAAGAAATAGAATCCATCGTAGTAAAAAAGAATATTCTAGAAAATTTAATCTTCAAAAAAGAATTGAATATGATCTAATGTAACGTTATCTTATCATAATTTGAATCATAAATTATCGCAACGTTTAATTTCCCAGCTGAATGAAAAACCTCTACTTGATGGTTCCTACCACAAACATTCACAATAACATTATCTAATATCTCAATAACAACCTCTGAATCTATATTTTCATTTCGTAAAATCTCACCTAAAACTTGATCAATTTCTTTTTGGAAAGAATTAAAAAATGGAGAATTTGTTGTAAGTTCAATTTCCATTAAAATTTATCCTCAAACAATGGTTTCTTGTTATCAAATATTCCATTTCTATTTACAGTATGAGAAAAATTCATCCAGTCATCTTCAATCTCTTGAGAAGGGTGCCATATTGGTTCAAATTCTTTAAAGGAGCCTCCATTTTTTTCTAATGAAACCCTAAAAGTCCATCCCCCAACTGCTGGAACTAATCCCAATCTCCTTAAATAATTTGTGGTTCCTTCAAATGTTCCAGATTGAACTCCCATAATACTTCCAAATAAAGCTTGAAACTGAGTGTGTAGATGTCCAGCAAAAACAAATCTAACAAGTGGTTGAATCTCTTGACTTCTAGAAATTTTTTGTAATTCAGAAAATGCTAGTTGTTCTATTCCCTTCTGAATTCTATATGAAAGAGAATAAGGAACTCCCTTGCTGGGATGCCAGAGTTTTGCAATTGTATTATTTAAAATTGTTATTTCACCACTATCAAATCCAAGACAATGAAAGTCCTTCCTTTTATTTTCAATTGATAGAAGAATGTTAAATCCTCCACCTCTTTTAATAAATGAATGATCATGATTCCCACCAATCGCATACCATTCAAACCCAGTAGGAAGATTTGCTATTACTGATTCTATTTGTTCGTCTGCTGATGTTGCATATAAGTCATGTATTTGACCAGGATATACATTAAATCCAGCTGTAATATCACCAGGCACTAAAATATGTTTAATTCCCTTTTTCTGACATTTATAACAAAATTCATTTAGTGCTGTCAACTGAATTGCTTTAGATCCAAAATGAGGATCAGACATTACTCCAAAAGCAACTTCTGTAGTTCCTATTGGTTTTACAGAAGTTGGTTCTGCTACTAAATCTGTACTTAAAGTTACTCGGTGTTCATCTGCCAATACTTCATACCCAAGATCTCTACAATAACTAATTATTTTTTTTACTTTATTTGGAGAGCAATTAAATAAGTTACAAGCATCAAACATTTTTATTGATTTATCTTTCTTTAAAAGATTTAAAAACTTTTCTTCTTTAGTTAAAGACTCATCAATAATTGTTGCTTCATTTTTTCTTAAATAGGTTAGATATTTATAAAAGGCTTCCAATGATCCTTGATATCCCATTTTTACAGACCTGTCATAATTGTCAGAAATTGAACCTTCTCCACTATCCCTACTTAAAATTTCTCTTTTCAAATCATCCGAATAAATCTTTTTTGACATATCATCATTCTCCTAATAAAAATTTAATATTTGTTCCCCCTACATATGAAATGTTCTCGCGTGGTTTGTATGTAATGGAATTGTTTCTAACTGAATAAGGAAGGGAATGAATCGTTAAGAAGATGGGATTACACTAATTAAACAGATGTCACTTACATTTGGATTATCAAATACTCCACCGCAATCAAAGTCTGTAAATCCTCCAGTTGTAAAGACAGTTTGAACATTAGATGTAATATCTAAAGTATATTCACAATAAGTATATTTAGATGAATCAGGCGGGTGCATATTTAAAGTTGAACCAATTGTTGAAATTACTTCTAAATCACAAGACTGTAGAATTGGATCAGTAGCAGTTCCTACATCAAAATATGAACCTCGATCTAATCCTACTCTTGAATAATATAATCTTCCAGATGTGTCGTCATCATAAGATTGACGCCAAGTTGGATCATATACAATAGAAAATTGTATTAAACTATTTATAAAAACACTTAAAATTAAATAACCCTCAACTGGATTACTTAAAACTTTTGTAGAAATTCCCCCTACAATTTCTACGGTATCTCCATAAGTTACAATCATTTTTTTCTCTGTACCATCGTCCTGAAGATACAACCCATATATTCTATATGCTCCCGCAGGAGGGTTACTATACAAATAAATAGTATCTGGAGAAGTTTCATATTCACATCTTAACAACCCAGTAGAATCCAGATAAATGTTTGTAACTATACTGTCATCTGGGGTTGGAGAACTAGAATATATAAATGCTCCTACTGGAACCCAATCCTCTAGAAATCCAGGTCTACTATCAGGGGTATCAAAATCAATAAATGATAAATCAATTTTAACATCAACTGCTTTTCCATCTTCTACTATGATAGAATCAACTAGAGGATTTTTAATTACAAACCCACTATCAACTAATAAAGCTCTGGCTCTATATGGTTTAAAGAAGTTAAAAATTTGTCTTAGGAGTTCAAGTGATCCTAATCCCAAAATAAAACTAGTGAAATTAGAATAAGTCACACTCAAATTTGCTAGAACCCAGTCAGTTAAATCCTTTAAAAAAGATGACAATAAGAAATAAGTTTTTCCGGCAAGAATTTGTGAATCTATATCAGCTCTTAAAGATGGATTAATACTTTTTAATAATACTTCAGGTTGTAATGATGGTTTAATAAATGATTCAGAAGATGGTTTAGTAAATAAATTATAAAACTGATCAACTCTTAATTTTCTTTCTAATCTACTTACATTTCTAGTATTAATTAAATCATTATATTGATTAATTACGTCAGAAAAAATTATACTTGTTCCATTATAAGCGTAGAAATTTCCAAAAGAACTACTGACAGATCCACTATAAACATTCAATAAATATGAACAACTTAAAAATAATTCTAACAATGAAACTTTTACATTTGTTGAAGAAATTATAACATCTTGAGGAACAGTCCCTGTAGACAACCAGGTTTGGTATTCATTTGCACATCTTCCAGCTATAATTGAAATAATTAAAATAATTTCTTCTAAATAATATACTGGTCTTAAACCAAAATAAGGAGACTTAATTGGAAATACTATATCTTTGGAATTAAATAAACTAAGAATATTTGATTCTGTAATAATCCAATGAGGATCAAGTCCAACAACAGATTGAAAATCAATATCTGTAATTGGTACATCTGATGCATCAACATCAACTGAACTTTCAGTTACTGGATATGGTCTAAATATTAATTCCCCACTTGTATCTTTTTGTAACCAGTATTCAAGTAGAACTAATTTCATTCCATAATATTTTAATACATCTACTATTGATTTTGGCGTACCCTTAATCTTATATAGGTTTACTAAATCAAGGAAGAAATTTGATTCATTAACTAGAGATAAATTTTCTAATGAAATATCAAAACCAAAACTTTTTACTAATTCATTTAAATGACTTTTTGGAAGTGAAAATATATCCGAAACTTTTCTTTGTGTAGTGATTAAAGATTTATGGGAAGTATACCAATCAATAAACATTGATCTTAATCTTTTATAGTCATTTGTAGAGAAAACAGATTGATCTAATTTATGTTCAAATAAGGTTTCAACAACACTCTTTTCAGATTCTGACAAATTTTTCGTACTTGGATCTAGACTACTTGTTGAACTTACTGTACCAGTTTTTAAATAATTTAGTATGTCAAAAAAATCTTTGGATGTAAACACTAAAAATCTCCTATGAGGGTTGAGATGAAATAGCTTCTATTGATGATACATAATTGTATACATTTTCCATCACATAATTTTCATATGTACATTCTAACACATTTAATGGATCCGCGATAAGTGTAGTAGTATTGTATAAAGAGTAGTCTCCATTTATTTTTAAACTTAAATAGATATAAATAAGTTTTGAAAGTCTTGTGGTTAAATTACTATAATCTATTTCTATTGTATTAGTAGAAGTAGAATCAATTCTATATTCTAAAAGTTTATCTAACATCTGGAGATCATCTGCTTGAAGTGAGAATGCATTTATATTACAAGATGTTGAATCACATATGTAATATTTACTTTGTCCACAAAAAATAGACAACCGAGTTTGGACGGGAAGAGGCCACTCACTTATTGGTGCTTCTCTATATAGATAACTGTAAGAAGTATGTGGATAATTATCGTCGAATAACATTTGGATAAAAGACTTTACATTGGTTAAATATAGAGGATCTAGAGTAGATGGATACATTGTTTTATTTTTATTTAGAACGCTGGATGTGATAAACAAACTGAAATAAATTTGCAATTCTGGCACAAGTATATACATCTAATCTCCCTGTGGAATTTTTATTAAATTTCTTGATGAAAACATATCTAGCATATGAATAAAAAATGATTTTGGATCATAATTTTTCCAATTAAATGAATCTTTGTTTGGAGCGTCACTGCTCCAGCGCCCCATATGAAATCGAATAGATTCTTCCAAAAGAGAAAACTGTTCTTCGTTTAACAATTTACAAAATATCTTCTTACTTTCCAGAATTAAATTAGCTGCTATTCTATCATGTTCACTTGTAGTATGATCACTATCCTCAGGTTTCAACCCATATTTAAAAGAATCATGTAATAATATAGCAAGAAATAAAACATCACTATCTTCCGTTTTTGAATCTATACCAAATACTCTAAATAATTTTGAACATGCGAAAAGCATTTCAAAAACATGTTCTGATATAGATGGAACTCTCCCACCTTCTTTTTTATGATATTTTCCACTTGATGA